TCAATTTACATCGCTTGATCTTACACGTACACAAGAGATACAAGCACGATATACATTAGCTCAACAAATAAAGAATGAGTGTTGGGAACTTGTAGGTATGTCTAGACAGCGTATGGGCTCTGTGTCAGCCTCTGAATCTGCTACAGGTACTAACACTGCCATGCAACAAAGTTATTCGCAGACAGAACCTCTGTTCGTTGCTCATGAGTATGTAATGGGTCAAGTGTATCAATCTATTATTGATGCAGCTCTTTATGTTGAAAGTGCTAAACCACAGAGTACACTATCATACGTTACATCTGAAGGAGAATCTGCATTTGTACAAGTGAATGGATCAGATTTGAAATTTAGAGACTTAAAGGTGTTCTTAACTAATCGTCCTGAAGATAATAAGATGTTTGAAGAGCTTCGTGGACTAGCTCAACCATTAATGCAGAATGGTGGATCTTTATATGATGTTATTGAATTGTATTCTACTAAATCTGTAAGACAGATGAAGAAGGTGTTTAAATCTCTTAAAGATAAACAAGATGCAATGCAACAACAACAAGCACAACTTGAACAACAGAAGGTGGAACAGCAAGGACAAATTGCTCAAGCTCAAATTGCTCAAGCACAGCAAATAAAAGATCAAGACATTGCTAATGAAAACTATCAGAATGAATTAGATAGGATTAATAAGAAAGAAATTGCTCTTATTGCTGCAGAATCTAAATCTGGACCATTGTCTGATGTAGACATTAGTGGTGTTCCAGATGTGTTAGAGATTGGTAAACTTGCTAATGACCAAACTAAAGCACTAAAGGATTACGAAATGAAAATGGCTCAAATCAATTCTCAAAACCAACAAGCTTCTCAGAAATTACAAATTGAAAGAGAGAAACTACAAGTGGCTAGAGAGAATCAAGCAAACGATTTAGCAGTGGCTAAAGAGAATGCAAAAGGGAGAGCAAAGAAAAATTAAACATTTTTGATTAGAAATACAAAAACTTTAATGCTATATTATCCTGAATAAGTTAGTATATAGTAATATAAGTCTTTGTATTTCCATAGATGTTACATAATTTTACGTTAATAAACCAAACATAATAAAAAAACTACATATGGCTGATAATTTAAATAGCCCTTCTTTCGAATTTAGTATTGAGAATACTATGGAAATGGGCATGGGAAACTCTGAATTACTAAGTGATTTATTTGAACCAGAAACTTCTACAAGTAGTCCTGATGGTCTTGAAAGAATTGTAAAAGAAGTGGAAGATCCTGCTCCTGCAAAAACTAAACCTGCACCTGTAAAAAGTATAGGAGATGATGTTGTAGCTACTGAAGATAAAGAAGAAGATACTAAAGCTAGCATCAGTGATTTCTTATCAGGAGGTGGTGATGATGAAGAAGAAGAAGAGGAAACTACAATTCCTGTTGCAAAGAAAACATCAGAAGCTACTGCTGATGATGATGATGACGAATCATCTGCACCAGAAGTAAGTAGATTTGGTGCTCTAGCTAATGATTTATTTAAACTAGGTGTATTCACCAAAGAAGATGATGAAGATGATGTAGAAATTAACACTCCTGAAGAATTCTTAGAAAAGTTTCAAGGAGAGAAAAAGAAAGGTGCTATTGAAGTTGTTAATAACTTCATTGGACAATTTGGTGAAGATTACCAACAAGCATTTGATGCCATATTTGTTAAAGGAGTTAATCCTAAAGAATACTTCGATACGTTTAATACTATAGCTAATTTTTCTGATATGGACCTTTCACAGGAAAAGAATCAGATAGCAGTGATTAAACAAGCATTAACTGATCAAGGATTTGAACCAGAAGATGTAGAGACTGAAGTGGAAAGATTACAAAACTATGGTGATCTTGAAAGTGTTGCTACTAAACATCATAAGGTGTTAGTTAAAAAAGAAGGACAAAAACTTCAACAACTAGAGCAAAACTCAGAAAGAGAATTACAACAAAAAGCAGCTATAAAGAATCAATATATAACTAACGTTCAAACGATTCTTCAAGATAAATTAAAAACAAAGGAGTTTGATGGTATTCCATTAAATCCTAAACTAGCAAGTGAACTACAGGATTTCTTATTGGTAGATAAGTATAAGACAACATCTGGTGAAACACTTACTGATTTTGATCGTACTATTCTAGAAATGAAAAAACCTGAAAATCACCAAATGAAAGTGAAGGTGGCTTTGTTGTTAAAGATTCTAGAAAAAGATCCTACATTATCAACTATACAAAAAACAGGCATTACTAAAAAGTCAAATGACTTATTTGGTGAAGTGGCAAGACAAGTACAGAAAGGTGTAGTGAAAGGGAATAAATCAGAAAAATCAGATTCATGGTTTTTATAATATATCAATAATAATTTAAAATAACAAAAAATGGCAATTCAAACAATCCCAGGTTTAACTGGTTTTACTTATGCGAGAGTGGCTTCAATGGACAAACGTGCTGTTGGCAAGCTTACTGATTCTAATCACTTAGAGTCTTTTCACTCAACTGAACCTGCAGATTATGATAAGAAAATCATTAGTCTTTACACCCAGAGTTCATTGTACAGTAATGATTTCTTGGACATGATCAACAAGAGCACACCTTATTACATTGATAATAATAGTGATGCTTGGAAATGGGATGTACAAGTTCCTTACAAATTCCCTAAAATTATTGACATTCCTGATTCAACATTATTGTTGAGCAAACCAGGTATTGATGGTCAAGAGTTTTCACTAGTATTGGATACTAACGAATTCTCTAAGAATGCTATCATCTCTGTAGGTTCTCGTCAGTATGGTCCACGTTTCTACGTGATCAAAGATCCTGTGCCTTGGAATATGGGATATTTGTATTCTTTCACATTAGTGACTGATAACCCAACAGTAGACTTCGTAAGTTCAACCTTCTTAAAGACTGGTATTGAGCTAGAATTAGTTGATGCTGCAATTGGTGAATTTGATCAAGACTTATTAGGATTGCCTCGTTTAGGTGAGAAGATCACTATGTTTGAATCTTTAGGTTCTGCATATGGTTATGAGCACAAGATCACTGAATGGGCTGATGACAAAATGATGGTTGATGCTTCTGGTAAAGCTCTAGATATTCTAGTATATGCTCCACAGAGACGTAATCAATTACCTCTTACTCGTAATGATGTTAAGTGGGAGCCATTCATTGAATTCTGGATGCGTAAGTCTATGCTTGAACTTAAGGTGAAGCGTATGATTTGGTCTAAGCCAGGTACAGTGAAGACCAATGGTTCTAAACAAGAACTTAAGCGTACCTCTGCAGGTGTATACCACAGAATGCGTAACAATGGTAACTTGGTACAATACAATCGTGGAGAATTTTCTGCTAACTTGATTCGTTCAGTATTTGGGGATTTATTCTATCGTCGTGTAGATGTTAAAGACAGACGTGTAAAAATGTACACTAACGAAGCTGGATTTGACGTATTCCAACAAGCACTTAAGGCTGATGCTTTAAATTCAGGCTTAACTTTCATGGCTGATTCTGGAAACAGATACATGCAAGGAGAAGGACAACACATCACTTACAACTTTGCATTCGATGCAATGGTAACTCGTGAGACTGGTCGTGTTGAACTTATTCACTTGAAAGAATTAGATTTACCACAATCAAATCTAGAATTTGGACAGAACAAGAAAAGCACACCTGTATTTATGGTGTTTGATGTATCTCCAATGTCTGATGGTTCTATGATTAATAACATGAGAGAAGTTCGTATGAAGGGTGCACCTTCTATGACTTGGGGATATATTGATGGAACTCGTCATCACTTAGGATTTGCAAAATCTCAAGGTATGAGCTCTGCTAACAAATTCCCAGGATACGAAATCTGGATGAAAGATCGTTGTGATATCTTTATTGAAGATTTGTCTCGTACAGTCTTGATTGAAGAAATTCCTCAATTCTAATAAGAATATATCTAGTAGCCATCCCATAAGAACTGGTCGCTTATACTAGATTTTTTCTCTGAGAAGTAGGCTCCTTACATCCTCCCACCTGTGGGAGCCTACATTCTCTTTTCAGAGTGATGATTGAGATTACATGTCTCTTTGCATTTCTTTCGATAGAAACACTCTGCAATATAAAACCAAATAAATTAAACTACATTATGGGCAAGATAGGAAAAATCGCCACACTTAAAAGAGATTATAATAACTCTCAATTACAAACAATGCAAGGAGGACTTTCTGCAAAAGGTTTGACAAGAATTCCTGGTACAGGTGTATTCAAATATCCTTATAAGGAATTGGATGGTCAGTATAGAACAGGACTTGATGTTAATGCTGCATATATTCGCAGAATTCAAGATCCACTAGAAAGAGAATTGGAAACTGAGCGTGTTAGAGCTCTTAAATTAAAACTTGAAGACTCTTTAGGTAGTGTTGATTTAGGACCACGTTCTTCTTTTTGGAATTATGGTTTATCAACTTCTACAGATGATGTACTTCATGTGCAAGCTGTTAAGTTACTAGATGGTGATAACTATTTCGATTTAACTAATCCTTTTCAAGAATTAGCTTTTTCTTGGTTACGTGTTCATCCTACTATTGCTTCTAGTTACCAAGCTTGGGAACGTGGAGAATACTCAGCTGATACTCAATTTTATGTAGCTGATGATGAGATTGAAAACGCAGTGATTTATAAAAAGAAACAACTAATCAATAAAGCTATTGTGAAGTTTGATTCAATGAGTCCTGAGAAGAAAAGAAAAGTGGCACGCTTATTAGGATTACCTGTTACAGATGAGACTAAAGAAGAAGTGGTATATAACTTAGTAGATAATGTTCTTAAACAAACAGAGTTTGCTAATGGTAAATTCCAAGGACTGAATCCTGTTGAAGTGTTTGGCAGATTTGCTGACATGAAAGAAAACTTGCTCCATATTAAAGATCTTGTAAAACAAGCAGTTACCCATTCTGTATACAGATTAAAAACTAATGGTAAAGTATACGAAGGGGAGTTTGAAGTAGCAAAAGATGAAGAAGATTTAATCAGATTCCTTGCTGATGATGATAACCAAGATGAGTTAATCACTCTAGAACAAAAAGTTAAATCTAAAAAATTAGCATCTGTATGATACCAGTAGATAGTTTATTATATAAAATAGATCAAAAACTAAATAAGCTATCCACAAACGAACATCAGCAAATTAATCTTGAAGATAAAATTTTAGCATTAAATGAAGCTCAGATTAAGTTAATTAAACAAAAGGTTGATGGATTTAGTACATCTAGTGGAATGGGACTTGATTCTTTCAAGAAACGTTATGAAGATTTACAAAGTTTAGTTGAGGATTATAATCATCAACCACTTCCATTAACATTAGAAGATGAACAACTAAATCAATGGAAAGCAGATGTAACCACTCTATTACCAAAATACATGTTCTACTTAGATTGCTATGTAATAGCAGATAAGGGTAGATGTAAGGATAGAAAGATTTGGATAAACAATGATTTAACTAAACATGGTGATTTACAGTTTCTTTTAAATAATGATCATTACAAACCATCATTTGAGTATCAAGAAACATTCAATTATCTTGCCACTGATGAGATGAGTATATTTACAGATGGTACGTTTACACCAACATCTATTAACATAATGTATATGCGATATCCTGTATACATTGATAAATCAGGATATATTGGATTTGATGGAAATCCATCAGTAGATAGAGATTGTGAACTTGAATTATATCTTGAAGATGAACTTCTAGATCTTACAGTTCAAAATCTTGCAATGTATACTGAGAATCAATCTGCTGTACAAAGTGCAGCATACAGGATACAAACAAATGAATAAAATTTTAAACAATTAAATTAATATAAAAAATGGCTGATTTTTCATTAACCACGTTATTCGTGGTTCCAGTAGGACAGACTGCTCTTCCTAGCTCTGGTTCAACCCAAGACCTCGCTGCAGGTCAAGTGGGTATTTTTAGAAGTGACTATACTTTAGCAACAGCTGCTAATATTGCTGCTTCTCCTTATTTCTACATAGCTCAAGGTAGAACAAACACTTATCTACAAGGATCTAAACGTTCTGATAAGATTAAAGGATGTCCTTCAGGTTCTGGTTGCAATTCTAACGTAACTGAATGGTACACAGTAAAAGGATGTCCCACTGCTGCAACTCAAGTTACTGATGTAACTAATTGGAATGTACAGTGTGGTGATGTAGTTACATTAACTCTTCGTGCACATTCTTCTTACATTGACACCTTGTATTTCAATGGTTTCACTCGTTCAGTAACTGTTCAAGCTCCTTGTTGTGCTTGTGATGCTAATCCTTGTGATCAAGTTGATATTCCTGAATTTATTGATAGTGTTATTGCTAAACTAGAGCAACAAGCTCCTGGTAACAACCCTGATAACATCAGCTTCAATACATTCTACACATTCCAACGTTTAGGTAATGACGCTTCTGCAATCCTTCGTATTACTGGAAAGCCTCTAACTGTATATGGTCAACCATGTGATGTTGCTGCATTCCCTTTTGAATATGATAGAATGTACTTTAGAACTTTCGTATACAATGGTCCTGCTACTACTGCTGACTTTATTGTTTATGATAACTGTGACGTTGTTGCTGATCCTATCATTATCCAACGTGCTTCTTACCCTTCAGGTCAATCTGCTGAAATTGCTCAATTAGAGAAGAATTTCTACAGCTACCAAGCAGGATACTTAAAGCATCTTTACAGAATGGCTGGATACAACGAGAACTTCGAGTCTTGGGTATCTTCAGGAGTGACTTATGACACTTATTATATTAAGTTTAATGAGTACAATAAAGCTGCTTATCAGTGGGGTGATTATATCATGGAAGATTCTATGGTGATCATTGCTGCTCCTAACGCAGATGTAAGTGGAATTGCTGCTGCTATTGAAACTGTATTAGAAGCTGGTCTTGGTACTGTGGTTAATGATAACTCTTGTGTTACAACCACTTCAACCACCACTACAATTTGGCCTACTACTACAACCACTTCCACTTTAATTCCATAATTGGATAGTTGTAAATTAAATATCACATAACCTATGCCAGAGGTGAGAGGATTAAATCTCAGATCCTCTGGCATATTTATTTAAACTAATTATGCCAGCTTTAAATCTAGATATAGTAGTAGTACCTACATACAGTACATTAACATTAGGAATAGCTGATGCATCAACTTATCCTACAAATCCTCCTATTGTAACAGCTCCAACAATTGAGATAGATGTTCCATCATTAGGAAATGTAGTGTTACCATTTGTACCAAATGATTTTAACATCTTTACATCTGCTTCATTAGGACTCACTCTATTAGGTGAACCTCTGATTCCTCTTCCTGATGGATTGTACATACTTAAGTACACTGTTGCTCCTGCGTATGAAAACTTTGTTGAAAAAAGTATAATGCGAGTGGAGAAGTTACAAGAGAAGTTTGATGAAGCATTTATGAAACTTGATATGATGGAATGTGACAGAGCTATAAAAACTCAACAGAAAGTTAATCTTACAAGTATATATTTCTTTATTCAAGGATCTATAGCAGCTGCAAATAATTGTGCTATAGATGAAGCAAATAGGCTTTATGATCAAGCGAATAGAATGTTAAATAATTTTATCAAAAATAATTGTTATTGCTCTGGTAATAACTATGTTGTAAACTTTAGATAATATGGCTACTTGTAGAGGATGTAAAGCAAACTTTGGATGTGGATGTCAATTAGTTAATGGTCTTTGTGCAATGTGTCGTGCAGCTGCTACAAAGTTTAAACAAGTTATAAAATATGTTAACTCCTAGACTTACTACTTACCCAGCATGTGCTACAGTTACAGCACTATTAAATGATATAGATTGCAGACTAACAGAATTAGCAGTTAATCTATATAACAATCTTATCTATTCATTAAACCAACCTATTGCATCAGAAGCAATGATGGATCTTCTGAATTACAAAAGAATACTAACGTATAAGTTTTGTAATCCAGATTATGCTGCACCATTCACTGTAGAAATGATTGCTAGTAGAGTAAAACTTTTAAAATATAAATAAACATGTCTTGTTCAAATTGCTATAATGGATGTACTGAGATTGTCTCAGATAAGTGTGTTAGATATACAGGAATAGATGTTCCTGTTTTGGGAATACAAACAGGAGACTCTCTGTCTTATGTAGAACAGGCTCTTATTGAGTTTCTTACATCTACACTAGATGGTACAGGAATTAAACTAACTATAGACCCTGCAATTATTTGTACTCTAGTTAATCAATATCTTCCTGATTGTGAAGACCTAAATGCGTTAAACCTTTTCAAAGCTTTAATTCAAGCTTCTTGTGATTTACAAGATCAAATAGATGTAATTGTTGCAGAACTTGCAGCTCTTGAAGGAAATTATGATGTTGATTGTTTAACAGGTGTATCTGCATCAAGTGGTACACATGATATTCTACAAGCTGTAATCACAAAACTTTGTGATGTGGATGCTGCATTAGTAGCTCTTGCGGTAGATGTAGATACAAACTATGTAAAACTTGATGATCTAGATGCATTAATACAAGCCTATCTAAATTCAATAGCTCCTATTGCACAACAGTATGTTAAAATGGTTCCATTCACTGCAGTGGAATACTATGGTCTACTATCTA